GTTAGACGAGGAACTTCACAGCCTGGAGACTGCAGAACAGGCTCAGGAAGAAGACACCTCAAGATGGGATGTTGTAGCCTTGGATGATGAAGGCAACTGGAAAACCCTGCTCGCAAACGTGAGCTATCACGATGCGGACAACAAGGTTGATCGCTACAGCGATCAGTTTCCGCACGCAATCATTGATGTCATTCCTCACAACTCTAATGTCTGAAATCTGCATCTTTGATCCCAAAAGCCATGGGACCGGCATCTACAGCTTTATGGTTCCAGGGCCAAACCCCGAGGTTCTGATCTGCCAGTTCGGAGGTGAAACCTTGGAGGAGTTGAAGGCAATGGGCAGATGCTCACCAGAGGCTTTTCTGTGCCCCTGGGAGGAGGCTGAAGCCCGCAGCAGGGGACTTGCCCGCGAAAGACACTGCAAAGGCCCTGAGAGGGTTTCCTGCGCCCGCTGGTGGGAAAAGCTGGAGTTGTTGTTTCCAGGTCGCTGGGAGCACTTTGGAGATTGCGAAGTGTTCATGGTGCCTGAAATGATAACATCCAACATTTACTGCTTTGGCGTTCGCATTCGCCAAGATTACTTCTTGGTGAACGAAGATGTAGGTATCGCATCTTCTAAGTTGATTGAAATGTGCAAGGAGGTCGCATGAAGAAAGTTAATCTTTCAAAAATGAAAGACATCTTTCTGTTTACTGCAGCGTTTGACAATCTCCCCAAAAACCAAAGGCTGGTAAATCAGTTAAACCTTGATCTTGACTGGAACATCAAAGGTGCTGGATCGCAGGAATTTGCCAATAGCTTGGTTGGCCTTGCTGGCAACCTTTCAGCCTTGAAATGGTGTATTACGGATCTGGACCGCTCAGTTTACAGACTGTGCGCAAAAGGTGCTTTTGACAACATGGAACGCACAAGGCAGTATAGATTTCACGCTGACTTAATTCTTCTTCCAAGCTGGATCTACAAGCCAGCTCCCGAAATCCAAAAGTATAGTCATGGACCAAAAAGCACGAGACTACCTTAGGGATCTTGCCAGATCTACTGATGACTTTACAACAAAGTGTGTCATAGACGGAATTTTCTGGGCTGATGAATCTTGTCGGATTACTGGAACCCTAAGCCTTGCACTTAGGGATGCAGATGCCGAAGGTGGCAGGAAGTTGCTCCAACACTTGCTGGACTCAGGCGTAACAACGCAAGCCGAAGTTCCAAGATTCTTGAATCAATACTTTCATACTTGTCTGAAGTTTCTTCGGCCAATTAAAGATTGATTCTTACAGATCGCAAGTTCACTATCCCGCAAAAGTTGCGGGATCAGCCGCGCAAAGTTTGGGCGAGCGCGGCGAAGTTTTTATGAAGGTTCGCTAACTTTACGGCGGCCGTGGCTTGTATTGCGGCGGCTGCCGTGATACAATGAACGCGCTGGGGAAAGTTGTGTCCGCGACGCCCCGCCAAGTTTGCAACTTAAAGGCTGCAACTTGCAAATTTCACTCCACACTTTTTACGGCAATGAGAACGATCTACTATGTCAAAGGATTAGACGTGGCGATCAGCCACGACAAGAAAAAACTTCGCAGATGGGCGAAGAAAAATTTTACCCAGGCTAAGGAGCATGGTGTCAAGCTCAAGTTTGGGGTGCTGGAAGCCCAGTACATTGGAAGTTCCAGGAAGTTTAAGGAAAGGTTCCCAGGCGGTGGAGCAAGTCCACGCTTGATCTACGTTGATCACAAAACAATACTTACAAGGGACTTCCAATGGAGTTGGATGTATTGAACAGTACAGTATTGAGCAAATCTTATCTTTTGCAATGAAGATCTGGACATCAAAAACAACTTTCTTTGTCTCCAAAAAAACAGAAGTGGTTGACAGCCTCTTTAGAGGTCCGACTACTGCAGCTGGGACTTTTAAGGTCAAAAAGAATGGGATACTCTTTTGTGACCTAAAAGACGAACCTCACACTTTCTTGGTCGCCAATAAGCATGGTGAAAAATTCTTCGTAACTTGCTGCTGGAGCTACTCCGCAGGTCGAAGAGGGCTACGTTACTTGTATGGAATGTCAGACCATTCTATGAAAATGCTTGGCATTGAGAAACTTTCTTTCACGAAGCAGAATGAACTTGCAGATTCGCTATGGAGACAGGTAAGTGACAGTCTTTGAGGTTTCGTTCACTTCTCCCTACTCTGGAGAAGAAAGATCGCAGCTTTACTCCACCAGGGAGGAAGCTGAGAAAATGCAGCTTTTTTATGAAAGCTGCGGAGCAAGGTCGCAAATTGTGGCCAGAACAGTGTACCACCTTTCTGATTGAAATGGAAACTTTGTCAAACGTCTTCGTCAGTGACGAAGACAAAACCAATGCCTTGCTTCTTATTTTTCCATACGCGCAAGTTAAGCGCGGATCATTGGGAGGGCATACCTCAATAACTGTGTATGTCTCCCTAGACCCTAGAGAATGGTGGATCAATGGTATCTACCACAACAGTAGATACTCTATCTTTTCCATCAGTGATGGAAAGATGGAACAAATCGCGAGGCATCATAAGGTGCCAAAGTTCAGGAAGTGCAAAATTAAAGATTTTGATCATGTTGTGTCCAAACTCATGGAGTGGAAATGAACCAGGAAGTTAAAAAAGCGTGGATCGAAGCTCTCCGTAGTGGAGAGTACAAGCAGACCACAGGAAGGCTGAGAAGGGGAGATAGTTATTGTTGTTTGGGTGTTCTCTGTGATCTTTACATAAAGAACAACCCAGATTATGTGTGGGCTGGAGGAGGCGATTATAGATACTTTGCATCTTGCAGGGATGACGCTGAGACAGGAGCTATGTCTATGTTCCTAGCCTTCAACTTCCTACATGGGGAAGTAGTCAAATGGGCAGGGTTGAGTTCCGAAAATCCTCACTATGACGATGACGGAACGCTGTCGGATCTTAACGACAGTGGATCTTCATTCGAGGAGATTGCAGACGTGATCGAAAAACATTTGTGATCAATGATCTGAGATTGTCTTTCGTTGGCTGGTGGTTATTCCATCAGCAAAATTGCAAACTTAATTGAGGAACAACCGTGAATCACGAAGTCAAAAAAGCTTGGGTTGAAGCTCTCCGCAGTGGAGAGTACAAGCAGTGCACTGGGCAACTAAGAAGAGGAGACAGTTACTGTTGCCTGGGTGTTCTCTGTAATCTTTACGAGGAGAGCCACCAAGATTGCAACTGGAGTGAAGAAAGCGATTGGAGTGAAGAAGGCGATTGCTTTTACTTTGTACTTTACGAAGAGGATGCCGACCCAGCAATGTCGTACCTCCCTGAGAAAGTAGTTGAATGGGCAGGATTAGATTCCTCAGATCCTCACTATGACGATTACGGAACACTGTCTGGTCTTAACGACGAGGGAGCGCCGTTTACGCTGATTGCAGATGTGATCGAAGGAAACCTTTGATTAATGATCCGAGTTCATCTTTTTATTGGCTGGTGGTTACTCCATCAGCCTTTTTTATTGTTTATTGAAGTATGAAGATCAAAGGTTGAGGATTGGAGTTTGTGTGTTAGGATTGTGAGGAGATTACGGAGACTTCAATGAAGGGCGAAGGGAGTGGGGAGTTTAAGGGATTGTGGGATGATGGCGAGAGGCTGAAGGAAGAATTTGAAACATTTGATGTTAATAGTGAGTCTTACTTCAATGATGATGATGTTAATAGTAAAAGAGTAAATGAATACGGAGAGATCGTAGATGATGAAGACATTGATCTAAGTAGTGATGAATTAAATGAAGAAGGTGGTAATACTTATACTAATCAAACTACTTGTCTTAGTAATGAAGATGAAATCGCGCTACCCGTTGCTCCCACTACCCACACTAAAAACTCTAAGTCTTGGTCTAAAAGATCACAGTTTGCTCCTAATGAAACTGATAAGGAGTTTGAGTTGTTCAAAATCTTCTGTAGGGAAGGTGGGGGAAGATCAATACAATATATCTCAGCTGTATCACACTTATCTCCCAACACAATAAATAAAGTAGCTGTGAAAAATAGTTGGCAACGTAGATCAGCAGATTACGATAGGGCAAAGCTTATACAACGTCAGCAGGAAGCTCAAAATGCTAGACACGAAGAACACTTACGAAAGCTAGAAGCTTACAGGGAAGAACAGGAAGCTTTAGGCCAACAGATAACACAAAATGCTGCACGTATAGCACTTCTTGCAAATGCTTCACTTGCGAAGATGCTAGACCAGGAGCAGGTGATAGGCATAAAGGATCTGCCTTCGATGTTACAAGCTGCAGCGAAGCTTGCAGATGTTGGCAAGAACCTTCAAAGTTCTGCACTTGGAGTTGATAACTTGCTTGCTGCGATTGAAGAGTCTGAAGATTAAAGCCGAAGGCTAGTGGGATAAGTATCGCGAGTGAACTTGAAATAGCTGGAAAAGTAGGTGCATTGTGTTGGTGCGAAATTGATTGGCAACTACTTGTCATGGACTACTTGGAATAGTACATACAGAGCTTGGATTACGAGAAGTAGTTAGAAGGCTTGGTACTTGTAACGGCAAAGGCTGGTATCTAGTAATTAGTAGGAAGTTGAAGATTGAAAACCTTTGTTGGCTCGTTCAACGCTCCACTTCCGGTCGCGCTCCAGGAGGAGAGAATCTAGAGGCCTACAAAACGGCCCAGTCATACCAAGGGATCTCAGCGGAGTAGTGTCGCAGTTTATAGCGAGGATCCTTGCAGTAAAGTGCGACAGTGATCCCCGAAACCCCTTGCTATGACTGACTTTAACTCTTTGCTTAACGATTCATCCCTCCCGGCGGAAAGCTCGCAGGAAAATACAGAAAACGGAGAGGTTGTAGACTTCAAAACACTGATGTCACACGATGATGATACGGATGGATACTTCACAATTTACAGAAAAGGTGTTGAATTTATACTATTTCTCATTGCAGCTGGAGAACTGCAAAACAGAGATTTCTCCGTTTTAATGGTTTTTATCATTCATTCAGATTGGCGAACTGGACGTTGCAAATTGACAGTTGAAAAGCTATCTGAGGTCATAGGATGCAAAAAAGCAACGCTCTATCCTTCAATTAGAAGACTGAAAAAGACGTTGTTGATTGTGCCAGCTAGAGATGAAAGGAGTGGCCAGAAGCTATACATTCTCAGTCCGTATGTATTCAGAGGTGGATCAGGAAAGGTTAGAGGCTACATGCTGAAAGTCTATGATAAGGCCATTCAGGCCAACGAAGGAAACCCAGATGGCCATTCATTGATTGTTGATGACATAGAGGAAGGTGGCGAAAAAGATCCATGGTGACCCGTAATCCGAACCTTCATCCCTGGTGGCCATTCATTCAAGATTCTGCCATTCATCATTCATTTTGCGCCATTCATTTATTGCATTCAAGATTACAGCTGTAACTCTCATTCATGCAAAAAGTCCATTCATTACTATGCAGACTCCATCTCAAAAATCGCATTCATCGCATTCATACTAAGACTTGATTCCAGTGGAAATAAATAAAACCTTTCAGGCCATAGGTGTGACGCTCAAGCGTGCAACCAGCAGCCTAAAGATTGCACGCTGCAAGTTGCAGATTACAGGCCGCAGATTGCAGGCTCCAGGCTGCGGGCCGAAGTTTGCAAGTCGAAGTTTGCAAGTTGTTCACTATCCCGCCACAGTTTGCACCTTGCACCTTGCAACTTGCACCTTGTACCTTGTACCTTGCAGGTTGCAGCATAAGTTTATAGCTTGCAAGTTACAAGCTTATTGGCGCAGATCGCAAGTTATGGCATAAGCTTACAGCTTGCAAGTTACAAGCTTATAGGTTGCAGGTTGTAAGTTTATAGCTGTAGATCGCAAATTATAGTATAAACTTACAGTTTGCAAATTACAAACTTATAGGTTGCAAGGTGTAAGTTACAGCCTGCAGTTTGTGTTCACTATCCCGCCAACTTACAACTTACAGAATAAACTTATACCTTCAATGTTGCCAAGGTGCAAAGTGCAGAACCTGCCACAACTTACAACTAGCAGGCTATCAACGTGCAAAGGCGAATCCTGCGCGTTGTTTGCATGTTTGGCACGTTACGGTTAAGGTTCGGAACCCTAAAAACAATTCTCCACACTTTCAAGATTCTGCGCAATTTTGTTTGTGCTGCAGGATCGCTGACACGTTGGCGGATTCTCAGGTTTTTAATGTTTGGCAGGTTTGGGGCTTGTAAAGCCTGCCCTTGCGGTGTAGTATCAGGAGACCGGGGCAAAGCTGTATCAAGCCCCGGCCCGACAGAGCCATGGCCACCAAGCGCAACACCCAGCCCCAGCCCGAGCCCCAGCCCCAGCCCCAGCCCCAGCCCCAGCCCCAGCCCCAGCCCGAGCCCCAGCCCGAGCCCCAGCCCGAGCCTCAGGCGGAGCAAGTCAAGCCCTTAACCCTTGCCGACCTTCAAGCGATTGCGAAGGCAGCAGCAGCAGCTAGCAAGGCCAACGGCAGCAGCAGCAGCAGCAGCAGCAGCAGCACGGCAGGTAAACCGTGTGACTGGCCAGAGGATGCCGCTGCAGCAGCCGCCGAGATTGGCCTAACGTTACCCTCTCGGTACCCTGGCAGGGGCCCATCCGGTGTCAAGTTGAAAGCCCCCGCATTTACAGCGTCACCCAAGAAGATGGGCGTATTGAATGATGCCATCCCTCTCCCGAATGACATTCGGGACTTCAAGGGGCATCGCGCGATTCTGCATGCTATTCTGAACGATTTTCATGGCGTTAAACTCTATCCTGGTAAGTCTGCCGCAGATGGCGGGAACTGCCCGCTTAGCGTTATTTTGTTGTTGTTCGCGCTGGAGAAAGGTGGTAAAGAGTTCCAATGGATGAAACACCTCTATAACCCAGACAATAATCAGCAGTCGATTATTGGCGCAATCGCCAACGTTAGTCGCCGAAATGTAATCATCCGGGGCGGGATGATCAGCCTACATCGGGACTTTTATGGGGAGGTTGAAATCTAGTCTATGAAATCCGGCCGGTTAGCTTACAACTAACCGGCCGCCTAAGTGTAACTTACCAGCCGCAAGTTAGGGGGGGTAAGTTATACTTAGGCCAGGCGGCGGTGGACTACCTCCCCCCACAACTTTTTCCCCCATTCCACAACCAACCAAACATTCCCACAAAATAAGCTACATACAAACTTCCGCCTACATCGTACTCGTAACAAACTCAAAAGGGAATGACATAACCTCCCAGTCCCCACAACAACTAGGCCTTCTACCAGAAAGGAAATCATCAATTGCCCTAGGAGCAAAGTGATTTACCCTTCCCCATGTCTTCCCATTACTTACTGCAATCCAAAGGGTCTCGCCAGTTTCTTTTTTTCTAATCCACCAGCCAGGTTCATCGGCTGAATCTGGCTGATCAGCTGCATTACTTTTTACCCACCAGATCCAAAGTGGGCCGCGCCTTGAGAATCTTGAATACCGAATGAGGTTAATCCTTGCAAGTCGATTAACCACTCGGCTCATTGTTGTAACTTCTGCTCCGATTTCAGCAGAAAGTTCTATGAGTGATGGCCAGCGGCCTGGGCATAGGTGCTCAATTTGAATCCAAGCCAACACAACTTCTGCTCTCTGGTGGCGGCGCGTTTGCGCAAGAAATTGAGGATCAATCAAGGTTGATTAAGTCGAGCTTTTTGGTTGGTAGATCTACTGAGCGTTTACCTGTCAATTCAACTGCTAGCTGCTTTAGCAAGCTGACAGGGACGCTGGATGCAGATGGGTCGCTGAAGTTAAATGCAATGTGCTCAAGAGCAGCAGCAAGCCCAGCAGCCGAAGACAGCTCCTTCCTGGTGGCCTCCGTGAATTCATCGAGCAGCCTTGCGGCCCTACTTGTTACAGGGCCTATAGTTGTAATTTTTTTTGCCATTTTTACTTGGTGATTAAAACCTCAAGAGATTCGATGTTGACCTTATGCCTTCCCTCTTCCGTGAAGTAGTCGGCAACAATTCGTCTAAATTCAATGGCGTCTTCCTTGTTTTTTACATCAGAAGTTGCAAGATTGAGGAGAGCGCTGAGTTCGTCGGGATCAAAGAGGTAGTGACGAAGCTCGTCGATCTCGTCCCACCTATCCAGCGATGGCATTCGACTTTCATCGTATTCCCAGTTGTAAACTGTGCCGAAATGGCTTAGGCGCTTTGTTACGCCAACAATCCAAGTGCAGATAACGAAGTCTTTTAGACTACTGCCTTCGTAGCCGCTTTTTGCTGAAATTTCATCCAGCAACTCTTTGATTTTTTTCTTTGACATGATGATTCAGAGACTTGTGCCAAGATACTTGTAGAAACTCCATAAGTCAGTTTCGTCTCCCTCGTCGCTCATGGCTAGCACCCAGTCCTCAAATGAATAACGGAACAAAATCCAGCCAGTAATAATCTTACTAAAGAAGCCGGCAGAATTTTTGGCTTTTACCTTCGTGAGCGCTTCGTATGCTTCTGTGCTGAGAATGATTGCGTTAAGTGTAGCTTCGTCGATCTCAGTGATCAACGACTTGATGTCTGGTGGAAGAGTCATTAAAAGTGATGGCAGTAGTGGTGCCCAGCGTTAATTAAGAGGCGGGGTGGTTGGGTGGCTGGGCGATTGCTTACATACAATTAGTCTTTCATGATTCTCCATCAAGAAGCGAGAATGAAAGCATCGTGACTTTTACTCCATTGAGGTCGCTAAATTCTTTTTCGATTTGAGTCATGGCGCCCCTTGTCATTCCACCGCTAACGGTCACGACAGTGCGCCAGTCATTGCTAGACGAGTCTTTGAGCCAGACAAGATAGTATTTAGTCATTTTGATGCAAGATTCTCAAGGGCAAGACGAACAATTTGATTCCGTCCGCTTTCTACAAAATAAAGAGCCAAGAGCATGGCAAGCTCATGCCGAAATTCAATGACACCTTGCGATTGATTGGATTCCGTGATGCCAGCAACAAAGCCGGCTATGCCTGCACCAAGAGCGCCTGGGTCAATCATTTCAAGCCTGTTACTGTCAATGTTAACCCAAACTTCATTGCCTTTTTCTGTCATAAATGATGACCTGCCTTCTGAGCTTGATACGCCGAGAACGCCAAGAGATACCAGCTTGTCAGCGGCTCCGCTGCACCAAAGCAAAATCGTGTAAGCTTCTAGCTGCTCACAAGTGCAAGCTGTAGTCTCTATGATTTTTTCAAATGTTTGAGCAGATGTAAGGCCTGGCATGATGGAATTAGTGAATGAACGGTGCTTTTGGTGTCAGCTATTTTGCTTAGTCTTTTTCAGCGAAGTAAACAATAGCTTCAAGCGGCTCCTCATTGAAAATATCCTCAAGCGCTTTAACCTGGCTTTCTGTAGCGTAGTAGGTCGCGTGGACTTTGATTGCTTCGCCCGCTTCTACACTTAAACAAAAGCTGGCGAGCCCGCTAAGATCGCCAAGACCAAGTGCTTGGCCAAGCTTCAGCGCCAATGGAGAAGCTCCAGAAACAAAATGCCCACTAGGCCTTGTATTTGGTGATTCGCTGTTTGTGTTTGGCATTGAATTTTGGGTGAAGTTGCTGGTAGGGGATGCCGGGATCGAACCGGCCTGAGGCGGATTATGAGTCCGCTGCTTTCACCAGATAGCTAATCCCCCGTAGAAAGCAGATCAAAGCCTGCTAATCAGATTAACACGCCATGGGTTTTGATGCAAGCCCAAGACCGGCAAGCCAAGCAAAAACGCAGGCTGCCCCGAGCTGCCTGAATCTGAATGATCAAGAATTGTGCATTTTTCACAAAGCTGCGCCATTGCCTGGACTCCGACTTCCCAGCCAGCCGGCGAATACCCCAGTTCCTGATGAAACCTGAGTTCTTCTATTGCCATAAGCAAAGCGTCATACTCGTCCATCGGATTCCTCCATAATCAAAAGTGGCTCGATACCACGGCATGTTTCAAATTCAATAACTGCAGAGCAAGCTGCTTCATAGTTGTTTGAAGCGAATGCAGCCCAGCGCTTTGAGTACATGCGATTGCGAGCTTCAGATGGTCGGTAAAAGCTGCCGCTGGAAAGCTGCCCTGCAATTTCAAGAAGCTGAAATCTTTGAAGTTCCGAGTGCTTTTGATCGAGCAGCGTTTTCAGCGGGGCCGGGACATGCCTCGTGGCAGGCTGAAACGGAAGACCGTTGTAGTACCTGCCGATCTCCCTGATGGCCTGGCTGAAGCTCCAGTTGCGCACACGCATCAGGAGGTCGATCCCGCTGCCGGCGCCGCCCTGGCGGTTCTTGCCCCCGCAGTGGGAGCACCACCAGCCGCCTGGGCCTTCGTCCATCAGCCATCGGTAGCGGTCGGTCCCGCCACAGCTCGGGCATGGCTGGTGGGCATTGGTCAGCTGGTCATCCCGGATGCCACCAAGAGTCACCAGTAGGTGGGGCCAGCGATCCGAAGCCTTGCTGAGCACCTCCTGCATAGATGGAGAGGTTCTACTGCTCATAAGCCACCATGCACATAAGTACAGGTATCAGCGCTATTGACAAAAAGCTGTAGACAGTGGGCTCAAGCCTGAAAAGCCTGCTCATTAAGGCAGTTCCAGGATGAAGCCACTTGGACGGTGCACCCACCGATTTGTGCCTCTCAGGCGATCGTCAATAATGTGAAAACGAATTCCGTCACCAACAAGCACGTAGTTGCCCTGCCGCTCTCTGACAGAGAGAATGCAGTTTTCGTCATCAATCGTTGCTTTTACAAAGTCTCCGACCTGCAGGATCGGTTTGTTTTTTTCTGATTGCATCGCTTTTGATTGATTGCTTAAAAATCCTAGAGCACCATCTGCCGCCTGTCAAGGCTTTCGCGAAGACATCAGTGCAAGTCGGTCGCTGGCGATGGCTTGACGTTTTTTTGATTTTTGGTATGCTGCCCAGCAGAGCAGTCATTTTCAAATGGCAGACTGGACCAGCCAAAGGCAGCCAGAAGCAGGTGATGCAGACCTGCATGGGATGGTCCTCTGGGGCAAGCAAGCGGGCCTCTTGATGCACTGGTCTGGCGTCCGAGCTGGCGAGCACTGGGCGCACTCTTCTGCATGGACGCCAAAGCAAGACGAAAACAGCAACACCAAGTAAGGAGATCACAAAATGGCAACGAAAATGGCCCTTCAGGCTTTCAATCTTATCAAAAGGTCTGAATACAAAAAGCTTTATGACCTTGTGGCAGAGAGGGACGAGCCAGGGTATTTGTCAAAATGCGATGATTTAATTGGACTCTATGACTCTCCCGGCTCGCATTTGTCATGGAATGAGTATGTAAAAATATGCTTGATAGGCGGATGCGCTCAGAGCATCGAATGCTCCTTTGCTGCTGGTGATGTCAAAGGTGCTATCGCTTGCACGTCTTTTCGTCAATCAATTGAAAAGGGAGTTTGCGCAAGGTATGTAGGCAAAGAAATTCTTGAATCTTTTGAGCAGACTCCAATACCAGAGCTGCCGCCTCAAGTTGTCAATGTTTTGCCATATGTTCACCTAATGCTTCCGCGTCGCACAGTCTATGATGCAGAAGGCGATGAAGTTTTTTCAATTCTCGTTGAGTCTGGCAAGCTTTATGTAGATAGCATTTCAGAGGATAGCCAATCAATTCTTGATAAGTTTTTTCCAAGTGAAAAGCCGGCGCCAATGGAGTTACTTGGCTCAACTGGAATACAAATTTCTACAGTAACGGCCGGCGGGTTTGATATATTTCAGGAGTTTGTTACGCCAGATGCAAAGAGCTGGCACGAAACAAACGTAAAATATGCAGAAAATTCAAAATATGAGAGCCCAAATACCGAGAAAATTGTCAGAATAGCCGTAAATTCGCTTTTAGTTCATCTATATGAACCAGAACTCATAACAACAGACAAAAAGCGCCCAACAAGAGGGCTCGGATTTTCCGGTAGCAAGAAGCAATCACTTGCTCCAACATGGATAGGAAAAACTTTTAAGCGCAAAAGCGAAGGCCATATTCCAGCAGGCAAGGGCGAGAAGACTGCAAAAGGGTGGGTTAGGCCTCACTGGAGGCGCGGGCATTGGCGATCTCAGGCAGTTGGACCAGGAAAACTTGAGAGAAAAGTTCTCTGGATCAAACCTGTCTACGTGAATTCGTCTTGTTGGTCTTGACTCTGGCCCTGATGCAGATACAATTGGAGCGCACCCAGCGCTTGACATGAAAAAAAGGACTTTTGCCAGGTTGCTCAATATCGCGGCACTCGGAGTAGTTGTTGGCGGCACTATCAATGGCAATGATGTCATCAAGGCCTGCGGCATCTGCTGGATTTGGTCAGCCTGGGTCACAGTGTTTGCCGAAAGGGAACGCGAAGAGGAAATTAGAAAAAAAAGTCTGACAGAAAAGCTTTATCAATTGCAGCGGGAAAGAGTGGAGGCTATGGCCGCCGAAAAAGACAAAAAGATTTTGAATATCGAAAATCGGCCACGCATTTTTAGTGCTGAGTCAGGTCAAATTTCTGTTTACTTCGGTCCCATTGGCTTAAACTAAAATGCCAGCCATCGAATTCACCACTTCACAGAAGTTTGAAATTGAAAGGATGAGCAGAGCGATAGACGGAACATCGGATGTAGAGGTCTTGAAAAGCCTTGCAAAACAGCTCCTGAATGCGTGGATGGTCCAAAAAGCCGCTACCATTTGGGCGATCGAACAAAGCCATCCGCGAGAAAGTAGTTTTGGCCAGCGAATACTGGATCACGCTTCAGATTGACCCACAAAGAACAAGGGATATTCGCGTTACTGGTGACAGTTACACAGAGGTTGTAAAAAAGTACAAGAAAAGTGACGGCTATAAAGTAATAGCTGTTAGACCGTGCGATAGAAACGAAAGCGTAGGGGGTTGACATGCCAGCTAAGTCAAGGGCGACTGCCTACGCTGATCTTGCAGCAACAAGAGGCCTTGGTCTTTTTGCTGATACTGCTGTAGTACAGCGTCTAAAAAATCGACTGAAATCAGATTTTGATTTTCGGTCGGCAGAAGCGAAGATGATTCAAGATCTGCTGCCATATCAAAGAGATTTTGTAATGGACTTCAGCCATAAATATGTTGGGTTTTGTGGTGGTTATGGTAGCGGCAAAACCCACTCACTTGTGATTAAGCAGCTTTTGCTCTGCTTTAAGTCACAAGGATTTACTCATTTGTTTCTTGAGCCTACTATTCCACTAATTGATGACGTTGCTCTTCCAAAGTGGGATGAATTGCTGCAAAAGTATGGCATTCCCCATACATTTAAGGTTTCTCCTAGGCCGGTCTACAAGCTTTTGCTTCCTGGTGGCGTAACTACGGTTTTGCTGCGTTCAATGGAGAACTACGAGCGCCTTATTGGCGTTAATGCTGCAAGCATCGCGTCTGATGAAACTGATACGACCAAGCCAGAACTTGCAGAAAAGGCAATGGTAAAGCTCATGGGTCGCGCTCGTGTTGGAAACTGTCCGCAGATTGTTGCTGGATCAACCCCAGAAGGATATGGCTGGATGTATTCTTTCTTTGAGGAACAAAAGTCTGACAACAAAAAGCTGTATAGAGGCAAGTCAGAGGACAATCCGTATCTTGACCCAGGGTTTGTTGAAGACCTTAAGACAAAATATCATCCACAGCTGATCAAAGCATATCTCAACGGTGAATTCGTAAACCTTGAATCTGCGACTGTATTTTATGAGTTTGATAGAAATAAGCACACAAGTGGAGTTTTTCTTCCAGAGCCAAAAGAGCGAATTGTGTTTGGTGCTGACTTTAACGTTGGGCAGTGTTATTCCGTTTACGGAGTGGTCAGGCCGGGGCCAAAAGGGCAGGAGTTGCACTGCTTTGCAGAGCTAAAAGCGTCTGATACATTTGAATTAGTTGCGCATTTGCAGTCAAAGTATCCACGGCATCTTGCAAATGGACTGATAACTTGCTTCCCAGACGCAAGCGGCTCCCATAGCTCAACTTCGTCTACAA